TCGTGATGACTTGCGTCTTGACGCTGGTCAACATACGGCGCGCCTTTAAACCATCGTGACCAGGCAGGCGGCTTTCCAATCGCCGTATCCCACGTTTCTCCACGCATCAATGCCGTAGTGGTGCTTATCCTCATTAAATTCGAGTTCGCTCCCCTCGGCAATCGCCTTGACCTGAATGTCGGTTTCCTGTTGCCGGATCAGCGGCTTGATTTCCGAATCGGTACGGAACACGGCAAAGTTCGCCGTCCAGGCGCTTAGCCGGCTATTGACCACCGGAACCAGATCCAGCCCGCCGGTGCGAATCTGATCCAGGCTCGATTGTAGAGTTCCGGCCAGCGGCGAATAGACCGCCTGATAGGCCGGTGTCCACAGCGACGGCGGAACCATCACCAGGAAGCGGCGGGCATTTTCGTTGGTCGGCTCGCCCTGATCATCCACGAAGCCGTAGATGGCCTGGACGGCGGCCATGATGCTCGCCTGCATCTGCTCCACGCTGGGCGCGGTGGTGGTGCCCTTGACCGCTGCCGGCAACTCGGACACGTCCACGCTGATGCTGTTGGACTGGCTGGTGCCGGATTCGGGATGGTCGGTATCAAAGAAATACTCGCCGTCATAGCACACGGTGCTGCCGCCCGCCGCGATCAAGGTAGACAACAGCTTCGCCCAGTGGGCATTGGCCCGCAGCGCCAGTTCCCGGACGCGAACCATGACCTGACCGGTCTTGTCGCGGCGCATTTCCCGGACCAGCACCTCAAGAGTCGCCTCAAAGTGCAAGTTTGGGATGGTGATGCCGTTGGCGCGGAAACCTTTGGCCTGCCGCCCGCCGATCCACTCCCGCATCGCCGGGACCATGCCCAGCCAGCGATAGGTTTCGCCTTCCTGGTCGCTGGTGAAGATGTTGGAGATGGTCGGAATCCAACTGGCGCCGATGTCCTGTTCCAGCGTTTTGTAAAACTCGCCAATAATGGCGCGAGAGCTAAGACCTTGAGCACTCATAAAAACCTCCGCTCTGTCTCCCGACAGTGCAACTTTGATTAGGCGGCGGCACGCAGCACGACGTAGCTGATTTGCGCGTCATTGCCGGTATTCGCAGCAGATAAAGTAATCGTGATCGTATCGGTCGTCGGAACGACCTTGGCGATGTAGGCGGCCTGTGTGGGGTTCACCAGGAACGAGGCCACCACCTTGTCCGTAGCGGCCACTCCGGCCACCGTGGTCGCTAGCGCCGCTTGGGAACCAGACCAGGTGATCGTGCCGCAGTACTTCACCACATGGCTGGGTGCGATGCCGGCGTCCAGATGCTCCAGGCTAACTTGCGCATCGGCGATCTTGGCATTGGTCACCGCATCCGCGTCAATTTTGGCAGTCGTGACCGCCAGATTGGCAATCTTGGCGGTTTCCACGGCGCTGCTGGCCAGGGCCGTAGCAACCACCGTACCGGGCGGGCGCGGGGTATCAAACTCGACCAGGGCCACGCCCGAACTGATGAAGCGCCGCACCGCGCCGATGTAGGTGTTGGTGCTGGCGGTCGTGGTGAATGCGTTGTCGTCGCTGGCATAGACCGCCGCGCCGACATCGGTCACCGCCGCCACGCCGGTCACCGCCAGTTGAATAAGGCCGCTGGCGATGACGCGGACGTTTTTCGCGCCCGCCGCGCCGCCGGTGTTGTCTACGGTCTGCTCGCAAAACCCGACAAAGGTATCCGACGCCACCAGCGGGCGCGCATAGCCGGAACTCAAGCCGACCGCCGATCCTTCATAGATGATGTCATTGGCTACCACCGGGATTTCATTCACCGTTCCCAGTTCGTAGGTACGTGGGCTGTCAGCCGCTAAAGTCGTCATGGATCAATCCTCACCGCTTGAAAATATGAACTTGCCCCGCCGCTTCCGCTTTGCGGTACGCGAGATAAGCATCGAAATTGGGAAACTCGTTGCGCAGCGCCGGGTCCTGTTGCCAATCGCCCCGGCAGCGATCTTCCAGCGGCGCATTGGGGTCAATGCCCGCCGTCAGGGTCGCCGTAACGGCCAGTGGCTCAGCGGTTTTGCCCAGTTCGGCCAGTAAGCGCCGGCTGGCCGCATCCGCCGACAGGTCAGGATCATCCAGGCACGCATCCAGGCAGGCCCGCACGCCAGGGCGCGCCAGTAACGCCGGGGTCACCAGCGCCCGAATGGCGGCGCGGCGCGCCGATTCGGCGGTCAGGACTTCGGCGCGGAGGGCGGCCACGTCCACAACGGGGGCCGCCACAGCCGGATCTGGCGCAGAGATCGCGGCTTGCGGCTGATCAGGTGCAACTTCCCGCTCAGGCTGCGGATCGGACTCGGCGGCGGGCGCCGGACTTTCGATGATGGGATCATCAGGCATAGCAGGCTCCTGTGAGGAAGCGGAAGAAACAGGGGGCGCGCTGGCGCGTAAGGCCGGCGGCACGTATTTGAAAGAGCGCAGCGTCGCGGCATCCGCGCAGGCGGTGACCGTGATCGGATCGGTTGTGCGGTCGGCAAAGCCCAGCGCTACCGCTTCTTGTGCGGTCATCCAGGTTTCATCGGCCATCATCTCTGCCAGTTCCTCCGGGTCGCGCCCGGTTTTGGCCTGGTACGCGGCAATGATGCTGCTTTCGACTTTTTCGAGTACATCGGCGGTCTTGCGCATGTCATTCGCCGTACCCAGGACGCCGCCGCTGGCGCGATGGATCATCATCAGCGCATTGTCTGGCATGACCACTTCATCACCAGCCATAGCGATCATGGAGGCGATGCTGGCGGCCAGTCCTTCGACGTACACGGTCTTTTTGGCCGTATGGCGCTTCAACTGGCTGTAAATGGCCGAGCCGTCAAACACGCTGCCGCCTGGGCTGTTGATGTAGATGTCCAGGTTCTTCACCTTGCCGGCAGCTTTCAATTCCTTGGCAAAACTCTTGGCGGTCACGGGGTCTTCGTCAAACCAGCCGCCGCCGATGGTGCCGTCAATCCGCACTTCCGCGCGGTCAGGCGCGACGGATTTGATCTGGTAATAGGTCATGGCGCTTCCTCCGGCACGGTTTCGGTTTCTTCTTCATCCTCATCCTCATCTTCATCATCCGTGCCCTGATTCGGTTCCGGTTTTTCAGATTCCATCGGCTGCAAGCCGCGTGCTTCCAGCATGGCCTGCCATTGCTGCCACTGGTTGAGAATCTCAACAGGATTGCCGCCGCGCTGACGGATAATCTGTTGCGGGCTGATCAGCTTCAGGCTGAGCGCGGTTTCATACCCCGCCCATTCCTTGGCGGGGTCAATAAAGAGTTGCGCGGGAGTTTGAAACACCGCGTCATCGAGACTGGCCGGGTCGGTATCGGGCGCTAAGCGGAGTTGGCCGGATAGACGCGCCAGCGCCACAAACCGTTGCCAAATCGGGCGAACAAACTGGCCAATGAACAGCCGGGACAGCGCCTCGTAATGGCCGGCGCCTTCAACCAATTCTTGCCGTTGCGCGGAGTAGGTGCCGTTGTAGTCCCGCGCCAGGCTGGAATAGGAGGTGCCCAAGCCCGCTGCCGCCGCCCGCAACTGGCCGTTGCGAAACGGCTCCAGGGCCACGCTGGGCCGCTTGGCGTCCATGATGTCAATAGATTCGCCGGGCCGCAGGTTGTCCAGGATCATGCCCGGCTTGATCGTCAGGTCACGGTTGCCTTCCGAGTCCGCGCCCACCAGATTGTCGGCGGCGTCAGTTTTCAGTACGCCGGTAATGCTGGCGGCAATCCGCGCCGCCACGCGCTCGGCGGTTTCGTATTCGTACAGGTCATTGAGGCGCTGGCACACGCTGGCGAACAGCGATACGCCGCGAATCTGGCCGATGCGGTCACACAGCTTGAGGTGCAAGATGCGCTCGGCGTCTACCCGCTTCATCGTGGTATCGCGGATATAGCCCACCGTGCCGGGATGGGTCTTGTAAATCCAGTAGGCGCGAGGCCGACCCCAGGCGTTGCGCTCCACGCCTTGCAGAATGCCGCGTACCGGGTCGTGGTGATCCAGCGGCAACAAGTCCGCTTCGAGCAATTCAATCGAGAGCGGCACTTGCGTTCCATGATCCAGGCCGGGAATCTGGCCCTCCACCATCTGCGCCAGGCATTCGCCATCCCGCAGCCAGGAGCGGCAGGCGAGGCGTTGCAGCGCCACCCAGTCCATCTCCCACGTCACATCCGGCCACTGAATCCAGTCCCGCCACAGCGCCAACAACTGCTGTTGCAAGTCCGCGTCGGTTTCGCCATTCAAGGTCTTGGGCGCGGGTTCAATGCCGATACCGGAAGGGCCAACAACAAACTGCGTCAGCCGATCCAACGCGCCGCGGGCGATGTCGTGATTCTGCTCAAGGTGGCGGGCATATTGCCGCAAAGCCGGGCCGGTGTAGTCCACGGTGCTGTTGCCGTCACGGGTATCGCCGCGTGAGCGATGGGACTTGACCTCGTAGACGTTCAGCAGGTGGCGCGCGCGGGCGCGGCGGGCCGCCCATTCGGGCGCCAACCAGGCAATGGCGCGGTCCAACAGCGGCGATGGACGGGCGCGGTCAATCATCGAAAATCGCCGTTCGATGCCGAAAAGAGCCGGAATTCGTCGGCGAGGTGGTCGTGGCGGTCACGTCGCTGCGGGCCATGGAAATCGCTCGAAGCAAATGCTCAAGCGATTGAAATTGAATAATTTTATCGCCGGACTGGACGCGCAACTGGCCGCTGGCCGCTGCCGCTTCCATCGCCGCGAGTTGTTCCGCAGAAAACGCCATAAAACACTACCTGTTGTGATTTATAGCGTACTAGAGCACAAAATATAGATAAAAAACAGGTATTTTTTGACCAGCCTTCCAAGCCGCCCATATGACGTGTCACCGGGCACAGGAGGCTTTTCCGATGCCGGGTCTCTTCCAAGCCGCCCATATGACGTGTCACGCGCTGATGCGCTGGCTGATTTCCGGTTTCCGCTTCCAAGCCGCCTATATGACGTGTCACCCGCCAAACAAGGCGCGGAAGTTTGGTTTCTCCTTCCAAGCCGCCTATATGACGTGTCACGCAGCAGCGCGCGCTTTGCCGCCGCGAAGATTCTTCCAAGCCGCCTATATGACGTGTCACGGCTGTTTTCGGATGAAGGCGCGTTGTTCATTCTTCCAAGCCGCCTATATGACGTGTCACGTTCGCCGCGCTGTTGCCGACGCTGACCCCCACTTCCAAGCCGCCTATATGACGTGTCACCCGGGTCAGCAAGTTGAGTTGTGCGGGTATCTCTTCCAAGCCGCCTATATGACGTGTCACCCGGGTCAGCAAGTTGAGTTGTGCGGGTATCTCTTCCAAGCCGCCTATATGACGTGTCACTAGAGCAAAACCGCGCCAATCCACTGATCAGCTTGAAATTTATCCCTGTTGCCGTGTCGTCACCCTAAGTTAGCTTGCCACCCATCAGGGCGGATAGGTATCACGTACCCTTGCCGCGCAAGGCATCCTGTGATGCCAGTAAACGGCCTCTACCGGGCCTGAAGCGCCCTGTGGCCCCTGGTTTTACGCGCTGGGACGGGCGCGATA